GAATTTACTAATCCAGTATCAACAGGTGTTGTACCGTTCATCGTAACGACATGAACAAGTGGATTGTAGTTTTCGTCAAGACCTGACAAAACCACATTGTAGATGTCCGAGGCAGACGTTGAAACGACATACAAGGTCTTTGCAGTACCATTCCAAGCAGACCAAGGGTAAAGGCCACCTACGTTCCAGACAGTTTCAGGAACAGTGCCAGAATCAACTTGGTTGTTCTTGCCACTAATGAATACCACTGTGTTGTCAGAAACTTCGCCTTTGGCTATGGCAAAGTAATTATTCTCAAAACTTAGCTTTCCCCATGTGGTCATTACGCTAACTCCGGTGTGATCGTGATAGCGATGCTGCCACTATTGGGGAAGGTTTCTACAGAAAGATCAGCGTAAGTTACTTCAAACTCTGCATAGTAAGTTCCAGCAGCACCCGTGTCGCCAGATTGCCAGTAGTACGTAACAACCCCATTAGCAGCGTTAGTGATAGTCATCGTCCGGTTAACCTTGAGAGTCCCTTCAAAGGACTTCATATGAAACCTGACTGTTGCGCCAACTAGATTAATGGGGTTGCCATTGTAGTCTTTAAGGGTTGCCTGAACAGATGGCGATGTATCATTTTGTTTAATCGTGAAAGCCATCATACAGCCCTATTTTCAGAGTTTATAGTGACAGAGTTTTCAACATTGACAATAACAGAACTGTTGGTACTGTCTCTCAAAGTTGGACTATTACCACCTTCTGCCAGAGAAGCATCATTGTAGAGTTCTGTTATTGTAACGCTGTTGTCAGAAACATCCGTAATCGAAACAGTTCTGCTTCTAGAACCATTGACATAGACATTACCAAAGGTCGGATTACCAGTTGTAATGTTGTTTGCAAAGAGGTTATGGAAAGAAACAAGTACGGTAGATTGTACCGTAGGAGAACCAGTAGTAATACCAACTGATGTAAAGTTGTGTTTCTGACGGAAAGTTGTAGAAGGTACAGTAGGTGAGCCTGTCGTGATAGAGTTTGCAGACAGGTTAAATTGAATAGAAAGATTTGCGTTAGGTACTGTTGGGCTACCTGTGGTAATGGTAACAGCACTGAGGGTATGTTTTTCTATTAAATCTGATTGCTGTACACTAGGTTGACCAGTTGTGATGGCAACAGGGACAAGCACATTGTTCTGCGACAAACTGGAAGTCGATACAGTAGGATTACCTGTAACGATACCTTGTGCAGAAAGGTTCCTTGTGACAGACAGTGTAGAACTGCCGACAACAGGGTTTCCTGTCGTGATGTCATTGGGAACAAGGGAAGGTTGGGTGATTGTTACTGTGGGGTTTCCAAGAGTGGGAGAACCCGTAGTAATGCCACTAGCAGTTAGAACAGAAGTGATTGCTAGTGCAGAAGTACCAAGAGTAGGATTGTCCGTAGTAATTGCTACAGGAGCAAGAACCTGATCTTGAATTAGCGAAGATGTACCGTTAGTTGGGGAACCAGTTACGATACCATTTGCTAGAAGTTGTTGCTGTTGTGCAACAGTTGCAGCACCATTTACAGGGGTTCCTGTGGTGATACTGTTTGCAAAGAGGTTATCACCAGAAGAGGCCACACCCCCATCATCGCCAAGAGGGGCAGAGGTTAGGGGGTAGAAGCCAAGCACTTGTTCACCTCTTTAGAAAGGATTTGTAGGGGGGACGGGCCAAACGATTTTAAACGGATTGTCTTGTTTAGTCACATCCCTAAGAGCCTGCCGATAATCCACAGTTTCTTGGGGAACTGGCTCACCTTTCTCGTAGGCGCGAACAACAAACACATCTGACTGAGAGAGAAGATCATCTCTTTTCTTCCTGACAGCGGCCCACTGGATTGCCGTTTCAGCCTCGTTGGCGTTTCGGACAACCCACGTTGTAAAGTCCCATTCAAGGACTTGACCAGCAAGAAGTGCCGGTTTAGTCGGGGCAAGGTAAAAATCGTTGATGTCGTACTTCGACATGTCCTCGGGCAGAGGATACGGATACGCGCCCTTGTAGCTGTAGAGATCGGTCATCACAGGTCTTCCGTGTTAGTGGACGGGAACGCCCGGTTCGGACCCCAGATGATGCGAACAGCGCCGGAGCCACCGCTAGGGGTAGCATAGCTGGTGCTATCAGACCCCCCTGCGCCTCCGCCGTAGTTAGCTCCAAGAGGAATACCACTAGCAGAAGTTGCTCCACCGCTACCGCCGCCACCAGAGCCACCACTCGTGGCAGACCCAATCACGCCGCCAGAGCCGGAGGCTCCTGAGCCAAGAATACCGACGCCGCCCCCAGCACCGCCGCGATAGGCGTTTGTGATTGTCGGGCCACCGCCACCACCTGCGCCGCCAGTTCCGGGGGAACCAGCAGTAGAACTGCCTCCGTTACCACCATTCCCGGTGTAGCCGCCAGCACCGCCGCCGCCGCCAGATTGGTCCGGTCCGGGGCGAGCGCCACCTGCACCACCTTGGCCCCCTTGGGTGGAAGGGAAGAACGAACCACCAGAACCACCCGGAGCAGCCCCCACGAAAACACCGCCGCCGCCGCCAAACCCGCAGACAGTGCTAGTGTTGATAAAGTAGCTGTTGCCACCAGCGCCAGCGCTCGACGAGCTATTGCCAGCGCCGCCAGCGCCAACCACGACCGTGTAGGCCGTGCCGGGAGTAACAGGGATATTGTTGGCCCAACCAAGGCCACCGCCACCACCCGCAGGGCCACCAGAAGAAGAGTGAACCCCACCGCCGCCACCGCCAACAGCGACCACGTTGACGTAGTAGACGCCCGCAGGGCAGGTCCACGAATAGGTTCCGGGGCTGGTGTATGCGGTCTGGCCCGTGGTGGTGGTCGGGTTGACGAAGGGGCTGGCAGGAACGGGAATATCTTCAGCCGCAACAGTGCCAAACACCACGGCATTACCAGACAGGTTCAGAAGCGATCCCGTGCTGCTTTCGGTCAGGACGCGCGTCAGGGTCGTGCCGGATGCCGTGTAGATACCTTGCCCAATTTCCCAAGCATCACCATCTTCGATGGCGTAGCGAACACTTTCACCATCCGCAAGGCCAGCATCAGCAAAAGATTGAAAACCCGTAACCGCAGACCCAAGCGTAATTGTGCCTGTGCCAGTAGTGGCAGTAGTCATCTTTGCGCGGTTAACAAGTTTCATCTAATTCACCTTAGACCGGATCAGGGATACCAATGTCGAAAGCCGACAAGGTAAACGTATTGCCAGAAGTAACGATTTGCGAAGCAGTAAGCGAACCTGTTGCCAGAAGACGGGAGTTAACCGTGTCCAGAATTGCGTAATGAGTAGCAGTACCGTTAGCAGTCACAGAACCATTCGTGATGGCCGAGACAGTAACCTTACGACCACCACCAGTACGGTCAGCAGGAGCAGAAATACTAATCGAAGTCGAGTCACCAAGGGCATAAGTAGCATTGCCCTCGGTGTAGGTTGCAGCTTCTTGCGAAGTAATCGTGATTTTGTTAGCTTCTGTGTCAAGAACGGTTAGGCCGTTATCAAAGACACGATCATTGAGGGTTGCCATCTACCTGTCCCTTGTTAGATTGATCTTTTAGATTTTCAGCATAGGCTTGACTGTCAAAATCAAGTTCAGCAATATCCATGAGGTCTTTAACAAGTTCAGGATGATCCTTAACCTCAATACCAGCCCCATTAATGTTACGCAGGAAGGCAGCAATCTCACGAAGATCGTGGGGAGCAACATCACCAGCGACAAGCTTAGGCATCACATCAAACGACAAACCATTCAGTTGCCAGAGACGTTCAACCAGTTGCTTGTTAAGCACATCGACAATAGCGTTGATGTAGCTTTCAAGGCTGCGAAGGAAAAGGTCTGTCTTTGTCTTAGACAGTGCATAAGACCCACCGTTAGTGCCAAGCATCAAAAACTCTGCCATAAGGCTACGAGCGATGTCGTGTTGATAACGCTTAACAACAGGGTCGATCTGGATAGAGCGAGAACCATTAGCAGTAATGAGTTCAATGTCCATCAAACGCTGATTAGTGGGTTTGCCATCTGCATCAACATACAAGTCAGAAGGCAACAGAGCGTAACCTTGTTCATTATTCTTCAAGTCACGAAGAATGCGCTCAAATTGAGAACGAAGGTTTGCTTGGTCTGTTGTTGCATCTGAACTCAGATATTCAGCAGGCATACGCCCAACAGGGACACCATGAAGTTCTCGTTCAATAGCAACGGCTTCATAACCCTGAATTTTGTTGAGATATGTGTAAGAGACATAAGCATTTCTGAGAACCGACCGACCAGAGGGATCATTATTCAGGCTTGTAGTGCGGTAGTACAGAGACTTCTCAACGGGAATCATCACAGGCATCTTACCCCAAGCGGAGTCTTGCCACATTCCCAAAACTTCACCACTGTTAAGGTCAACCTCGAAACGATTAACTGTCCAAGGCGCACGAATGGCAAGTTTCTTGATGCCTATACGGCCATCATTGTGTTTGGAGTTTTTCTTGGGGGACCGTGCATCACCTTCACGGCGTTTAGCAACAATCTCAAACCAAGAGAAGCCATAAGTCAGATACGACAAAGCTTCTGAAATATGGTCATCAAGAGTGTGATCCATGTCATCCAGAACGGATTTAAGGAAGTCAGCCTCTTTTTGTGCTTCTGCCGAATTATCAGCAGGAACAACATCAATCTTTACATCACGCAAGGTCTGTTCGACAGCATACATGATAGAACCAATGATTGCGTTGTTGTCACGCATCTCACGATATTTTTGGATTGCCTTCTTGCCACGGAGTTCTTGAAGAAACTCGTCGGCTCGAATGTCACCCGTGTATGTGTTTTTACCATATACGCCGAGTTCAATCTTAGCAGTAGTTTCACTCAACTTTTTCATAGCGATTGCCTTTTGACATATTTATATCAGCAGGCAACACCTGCAAATTCCAAGGAACATGCAGACCACAAACTTCTTCACCCCTAAGAGGAACAACGTGGTCTACATGATATTTCTCACCAGTTATAATCGAACAGTCAAGAGCATGTTTGTATATGTCAATTATACTTTGCTTTTGTGATATTGTTAAGCACTTTGGCGTAGCTTGTTTGACATAACTTTTTCTGAAAGTTGCTTTGATTTTATAGTAATCAGCATTCTTCCTATAGTGATCTGCATGGTCTACAAAAGTGCTTTTGTTTCGATTAGATACACAAACCTTACAATACTGAGAGTAACCTGTACGACGACTCCGGTTTTTATTGAACTCGGAAAAAGGTTTCTCAATCTTGCAACAGTTGCACTTATACATTTTTTGCAGTCAACCCTTTTGCATCTGAATAAGAAAGATTCAACTCTGGACGAGCAATACCTTTTAAAGCTAACTCAGTTACAGCCCAGACCATTGCGTCCAATCTATCTGGTGATCCAATACTGCCTAAAGGACACCATTGAACCATCTGGTCTTCAAGAAGGTCAAGACCCCTAACATG